TATCATATATAAATAATTGCTAAAAAAGTTAGTATCTTTGTACTATCATAGTTTGGTGTTTTGGTTTTAGGGTGGGTAGGTAACTACTCACTCTTTTTTAAACACTATAAAAATAATCGCTTATGAAGAATATAAGTTTCAAGAATTACGACGCTACTATTAAAGACTTGGATGTAGCAACAGGAATCGTTACAGGTTACTTCTCACAATTTAATTCTATTGATTTAGATGGAGATGTTATAATGCCAGGTGCGTTTACAAAGACTATCGCAGAAAGAGGACCAGATTCATCAAAGCCCGAAATTGCTTACTTATGGCAACACGATACTTACAAGCCTTTAGGAAAGCTAATGGTTTTAAGAGAAGATAACTTTGGTTTGTACTTTGAGGCTAAAATGAGCGATACTACTTACGGACAGGATGCTTTGAAACTTTATAGAGATGGAGTTATTACTCAACATTCTATCGGTTACCAAGTAATCAAATCGGTAGAAACAACTATGGATATGGAAGAAGAAGTTGAGCAAATCTACGAGGTAAAACTTTGGGAAGGTTCAGCAGTTACTTTTGGAGCAAATCCTAACACACCTTTTACTGGCTTTAAGTCAGCAGAAGAAAGAGAAGACAGAATTAAAACTTTAGTAAAAGCTATTAAAAATGGTAGCTATACTGATGAAACATTCGGTCTTATTGAATTTGAATTATTAAAACTTGTTTCACTTGCGAAAACTGAAGAGCCGAGTAAAATCACTACAACAGTACAAGAGCCGAAAGAGGACAATAAGATACAAGAAATAAAACAATTTAGAAATCTCTTAAACCTTTAAAAATGGAAGAAATTAAAAATTTAGCAAATGACATCAACGCAAAGTTTGATGCTAACGCTAACGCTTTATTAAGCGTAAAAAATGAAGTGTCTACGATGGTAGAAAAAAGTATTGATTCAGTTAAAGCTGAAATCAAAGCAGTAAAAGATGAAATGGATAGACAAGCTGAAGAAGTATCTCGTAAGAGTGCTGCTAAGACTATGGCTACTAAATCAATTGGTCAGCAAATCGCTGAGAACTTAGATTCTAATATGGCTATCGCTGAAAAAGAATTGAAGTCTTCAGGTGGTTCATTTACTATGAACTTAAAAGCAGTTGGTAATATGTTATTGTCTTCTAACTTAACAGGAGATTCAGTAGCTACTTACAACCAACAACAAGCAATCTTGCCTTCGCAAAAATTGAACTTTAGAGATTTAATCCCTACTGTACAATCTGCGACTGGTACTTTTGTTACTTACAAAGAAAGTGGTTCAGAAGGTGCTATTACTTCACAAACTGAAGGTGCATCTAAAGGTCAAATCGATTACGACTTAACAGAAGTTAAGACTGTAAACGCTTATATCGCTGGTTTTGCAACTTTCTCAAAGCAAATGATGAAATCTTTACCATTTATCGAGCAAACTTTAACTCGTATGATGTTAAGAGACTTCTTTAAGGCTGAAAACGCTGCTTTCTTCTCAACTGTTTCAGGTGCTGCTACTGGTTCTACAACCGTTAGTGCTACTGATGATGTAGAAGAAATTATCCAATTAATCGGCAACCAAAAGAGTGCTAACTTTAATGCTTCTTACGCATTAGTTTCTCCTACTCAAATGGCTCGTTTAATTATCTCTACTTACAACAAAGGTTACTATGCAGGTGCGGGTGCTGTTATTCTTAACGGCGCAGGTGGTTTGACTATCTTTGGTACACCAGTATTCGAGGCTTCTTGGGTAACTGATGACAAAGTATTAATCTTTGATAGAGATTACTTAGAGCGTGTTGAAGTTGAAGGATTAAATGTAACTTTCTCTTACGAGAATGGAACAAATTTCGTGCAAAACCTTGTTACGGCTCGTGTTGAAGCATATGAGGCAATAAATTTAATGTTACCTACTGCTGCTATCTACGCAGATTTAGGGAATGTTTAATTAGTTCTTAAATAATAAAGAGGGTAGGTGCTTAATTGTATCTACCCTTTTTTTATTGCTAAAAATCTTAGTATCTTTGTAGTATGTATAAATGCACAGTTGATATATCTTATAATGGAAAGAAGTATTATAGGAATAACTATTATGACCTCGTTTTAAACGATAAGATGAAAGAATTTATCAAGGTTGGCTACTTTACCGAATTTATAAAAGATGGCGTTACAAAAGAGTTTAAAGGCAAAATAAAGAAGAAATAATATGGCTAATGTTAAAATATCAGAATTATCTCCATTAATAACAGTACAGGATGCGGATGTATTGCCGATAGTGGATAATGCAGTAACTAAAAAAGTAACGGCAGCAATTCTACGAAGTTACACACAAGGAAATAGTGTTCTTTTAACAGGCGCACAAACTGTTGCAGGAATTAAAACTTTTACTTCACAAATAGCATCTTCGGTTGCTACTGGTACTGCACCTTTTTCAGTTGCTTCGACTACTAAAGTAACAAACTTAAACGCTGATTTATTAGATGGCTTATCTTCGGCTGATTTCCAAGCTACTTTAAGTGGTACAGGAATCGTTAAATCTACGGCAGGAACTATTTCTTATTTAACTGATAACTCTGCTAATTGGGATAGTGCTTTTAACGATAAAATTAACTCTGCTGCGGTAACAGGTAGTGGTACAAATACTTTAACCTTAACACAACAAGATGCAGGAACTATTACTGCTACTTGGGTTAACGGAACTTTAATAAGAGAAATAAGAAACAATACAGGTGCAACTTTAACTAAAGGAACAATTGTTTACATTAGTGGTGCAACAGGCAATAAGCCAACGGTAACTAAAGCTATTGCAACAGGCGATTCTACTTCTGCTCAAACCTTTGGATTTGTTCAAAATGATATTTTAAATAACGCTGAAGGCTTTGTAGTGGTTATAGGGGATTTAATTGGATTAGATACTTCGGCATTTAACGAAGGCGACCAATTATATTTATCTTCTACGGTTGCTGGTGCTTTTACTGATGTTAAGCAATACGCTCCTAATCATTTAGTTTATGTGGGTATCGTAACAAGAGCGCATCCAACTTTAGGTCAAATTGAAGTAAACATTCAAAACGGCTACGAAATGGATGAATTGCATAATGTGGCTGCTCAAAATCCTTCTAATGGAGATATATTACAATATGTAACATCAACAGGTTTATGGACTAAAGTAGCAGGAAGCACAAGTAATATTTCAGAGGGTTCAAATCTTTATTACACTGATGCTCGTTCAAGAAGTGCTTTTAGTGAAAGTGTTACAGGATTAGATTATAATTCTACAACAGGTGTTTTATCAACTACTTCAGGTTACGGAATACCTACAACGGCTAAACAAACAACTTGGGATACGGCTTATAACGATTCTATTGTAAGTGCTGCGGTTACAGGAACAACAACTAAAACTTTGACTTTAAATCAGCAAGATGGTGGTAGTGTTACTGCTTCTTGGACTGATGATAATACAGATGCGGTTACTTCAGTATTCGGTAGAACAGGTGCGGTTGTAGCTACTTCAGGAGACTATACAACAACACAAGTAACAGAAGGAACAAACCTTTATTTTACTGATGCAAGAGCAAGAGGTGCTATTTCATTAACTACAACAGGTACTTCGGGTGCAGCTACTTACAACTCTACAACAGGTGTTTTAAATGTACCTAACTACGCTGATACCGATACAGGTATTACTTCTTTAAACGGATTAACGGCTTTAACGCAAACTTTTGCAGTAGGAACGAGTGGAACTGACTTTGGTATTTCTTCTGCTACTTCTACGCATACTTTTAACTTACCTACGGCTTCGGCAACAAATAGAGGTGCTTTATCTTCTGCTGATTGGACAACATTTAATAACAAGCAAAACGCTTTAACCAATCCAATCACAGGCACAGGAACTACTAATTACTTACCAAAGTTTACAGGAGCAAGTGCTTTAGGGAATTCTTTGGTTTATGATAGTGGTACTGCAATAGGTATAGGAACTACAAGTCCAAGTGAAATTTTAGATGTAAGAAATATAAATAGAGAAGCAACTAACGGAGAGTTTACTCAATTATTATCTTCAACAAATAGTCAAGATGCAGGAATTGGTGCAAGTTTAGGTTTTGGTGGATTTACAAATGGAACTTCAGGTTATACAACTTTTTCTGGACTAAAAGGATTTAAAGAAAATGGAGATGGTGGTAATACGGCAGGTACTTTAGCTTTTTACACAAGATTAAATGGTGGTGCAATTAATGAAAGAATGCGTATCACATCTGCGGGTAATGTCGGAATAGGCACAACTGCTCCTGATTCTAAATTAAAAGTAGTTAATAGTATAACTGATTACAGCCCAACCTTAATTTTACAAAATACTGCTACAAGTGATGGTGCATTAGTTGGATTAAGAATGTTACCTAATAATGGAGCAAGTGGTTTATATATTGGTATTCATTCATCAGGTTTTGAAAATCAAAATGTTTTTATAAACCAAGAAAAAAACGCTGATTTATTAGTTTTAACTAATAGCACAGAAAGAATGCGTATAAAAGCAGGCGGTAATGTCCTAATCGGAACTACCACAGATGCAGGCTACAAGTTAGATGTAAATGGTACTGCAAGGTTAAGTGGAGAACTTTTAATATCTACACCAGATGATTCTGGAATGAGAATAAAAGCAGGTGTAACTCGTTTATCTTATATAGATTTTGCAGATGCAAATACTGGCACACCTTCGGGGTCAATATCTTATAATCACACTTCAGATTATTTTGTTATTAGTGTAGGTGGGTCAAACGCTGAAAAAATGAGAGTAAAAAGCAACACAATTAACTTTAGTTCATTACCTACATCAAGTGCAGGTTTATCAGCAGGAGATATTTGGAATAATTTAGGTATTTTATCTATCGTTTAAAAGTATTAATTTAGCAAAATGAACAACGAACAAATATATTCTATCTTGAGTCAAGGACTTAATATAGCAAACACAAAAGGATGCTTTAATTTAGATGAATCGGCAACGATTGCACAAGCATTATTTCAATTAAAAGAAGTTTTAAATTTAGTAGAAAAAAAAGATGATTCAATTAAAGCCGAGTAATGCAGGTGTTTTAGGCACTATTACTCAAATTGATGTATTAATATTACCTTTTGATGTTCAAGCGGTTACTTGCTCAACTTACTATAAGTTATGCGATGCCGAAGGGAAGTTATTAGCTGAAGGTAATTTAAGTTTAACAGAAGAACAATTTGCAAATTGGGGAACTGACAATAGTTATGTTTCTGATATTGTGATTAACGAATTAGGTTTAGAAAAAGCAGAATAATGATTAACAGCGAATTTCAATTGGAGGTGGTTACAGACCTTGCAGTAGAGCCAGTTACTTTACAGGAAGCTAAAGACTATATGCGTATTTCTTCGGATTCGGAGAACGACTTAATAGAAGAACTAATTACTTCAGCAAGGGAGCGAATAGAGAAGTTTACAGGACTATCTTTAGGGGAAAAAACTCTTAGAGCGTATTGGTTTTACTTTCACATTCCACAGGAGATTCCTTATGGTCCAGTTACCTTTATTGATTCGGTTGTGAATGATGAAGATGTAGCTTTGGAATATACGGCTCGTGGATTGCAATATAAGATGCTTGAGGCTTATTCTACCGTTGGTTTGACAATAGAGTACGAAGCAGGGTTTGCAGTGTGTCCTAAGGGCTTAAAATTAGCCATTTTAAAACAAGTGTCTACTGACTACGAGAATAGGGAAAATTACTCTATTTACGACCAAGCATATGAGTTAAGTTCGGATGCTAAAAGACAAGCACAACCATATTGTAGAAACACTTTATTTGGTATCTAATGAAGGCAGGAGTTTTAAGAAATCAAATCGCAATTCAAACTTTACAGACTGGCTCTGATGGTACAGGTGGTTATTTCGGTACATTTGTAGACCAAAAGGTAGTTTGGGCAAAGATAAGAGCAAAACAAGGCTTTAGAAATCTCGAAGATGGTAAAATATCTTTAGACAATATCTACGAGTTTACTATTCGTTATGATGACTATCCTAATTTATCTCAAATTAATAAGATTGTTTATAATAGTGGCGAGTACATTATTAAAGCATTCCAAGTAACGGATGAAAGAAAAAAGGAAATAGTTATAATGACTACTTTGGGAAGATTAATTGACCCTACTATATTCTTAATTACCGAGTTCTACGAATTCTTAATGACTGAAGATAACAAGTTTATTGTTGTATAATGAAAATTAGAGGTACATCTAAAGTATTAAATCGTTTAAAAAGGGTTTCTTCTCAAGCTACTTTACAAACTAAATCGGCAGTTGTAAGAAGTACAGATGGTATTTTTAAAGATGCTTTAGATGCAGTTCCAGTAGATTTAGGAAATTTAAAAGGTTCAGGTAATCGTTCTTATGGCGATAATCAATTAACAGGTACGGTTGTTTTTGGTGGTTCTCCTGCTCCTTACGCTCCTTATGTTGAGTTTGGCACAGGTAGTGGAGTAGTAATTCCTGAAGGCTTTGGTGCTTTTGCTATGCAATATTTTGTAAGTGGTAAAGGTAGAATGAAAGCACAACCTTATTTAATCCCAGCGTTTATTAAGAATAAAAAAATCTTTTTAAGGGATATGAGAAAAATAGCTAAAAATATTAGTAAATAATCGTAAATTTGTGAAATGAAAGATGTTGGAGAACTAATAAGAAGGAAACTCTATGAGAGGTTAAGCGGTGCAATCGTTATAGACTTACAAGAAGTTCCAGTATTTGATTCAGCATCAGTATTAGCAGCAGCGACTGAACCATATATTTTACTTTCTACTTTTACTTCTACGGAATTATTAGAGGGTAGTAAACAAGCATACGGTCAAGAAGTTAGCGTTTTAATTGAAGTAGGTACAAGGTTTGATAACTCTTTTGGTGGTAAATTACTATCAGATAGAATATCAAACGAAGTGATTGAGTTAGTTAGGACAAGGCAGGATGGGTATTTAGATTTATTACCTGATTGGTATGTAATCAGAACACTAATGGAGAGTACAAATACACTTGAACAATTGGTAGATACAGGAGTTTTAGTGAGAAGATTAATAAGGTTTACATTTAAAATACAACAAGGAATATGAGCGTATTAAACGGGTCGGATATTTTACTTTATGATGCAGATTCAAATTTTCCGTTGATGTGTCAAACAAATGTAACTATTACATTAAACGATGCTATGATAGATGCTACTTGTAAGCAATCAGTAGGATATTCAGTATCATTACCTGGCTTAAGAGAATTTGCTTTTACGGCAGATGCTTTAGTTGATTTTAATGAAGGAGTATCAGATACAGGAATAACAACTTTATTTGCTGCTTACGATGCAAGAACACCAATTAACATACTAATATCTAATCCTGTTTTAGCTACTGCTTATTATACAGGTTTAGCTTATGTTGAAAGTATAGAAGTAAACGCTCCTATGGAAGATGTGGTATCTTATACGGTATCTTTTACCGGAACTTACACAATAACAGATTAATTAACTTTAAAATAATAATAATATGGCAGTTTACAACGGCACAGCGCAAATCTTAAAAATGGATGGAACGCAATTAGCAGAATTAACCAATGTTACTATGTCTATGAATCAAGATGTATTCGAAACAACTTCTAAAGAATCAG